TTTTACTAGGAGTTACCACCCCCCCTTTTTGCCTTAACATATATTTATTGTAAATATATAAAAAGGGGAGGCAGTATTCTTAATTAAGCGTTGTGTGCAGTTATATCGTTTGATGACGAATGAATTGCGTTACTCTTAATCACAAACATTGACAAAATTGTGCCAGTTGAATGTGTTCCAGTTTTTGCAATCACGCCTCTGATATATCTTTTTCCACCGACATATCCAACTAACGATACAAGACCTGCACTATCCGGATTACCACCTGCTGTACCGTCCATTTTCAACCAAATACCACCTGCGGCTATTGTGCCGTTAGTGATGTCTGCTTGAGCGCAGTCAGTATAAGTTGAATCGTCATCTGAATGCTCTAGGCTTATTTCAAAGTAAACAGAACCCGATAATGTATCGCCCTCTGCACCTGTGATAATTCCTAAAGCCGCACTCTCATACCCTTGTAAATCAACCCCTGTGCCATTAGCGGCGGCAGATGTTGTTGTACCTTTGTAAGAAAGGCCTATTGCGATATTATTTGCTAAATCGTACATATTTGCCTCCTTTTAAGCTGATACGGTTTGGATTCTAAGTGCTTCAGCGAGGACAACCTGTCCACCCACTCTCTTACGAGCCACATAGCGAATATTTCCACTGGTTGCTTGTGTGAATGGGTCACGCAGAACACTCAAGTTTACTCGGTCTACAACTGTATAGCCTTTTGACCAATCTCCGAAAGCTATAGGTTTATTACCTGCTCCTACGTCTGCCATATCAGGCATCTCAACGTATGGGTAGCCTAAGACAGTATTCGGAACTCCTGATGTTAGCATCATTCCTGCTTGAAACACATACTGACCTGCTGAATCCTTCAGTTGACGGATTTCCCCAAGTGTACTTCTGTTAAAGCAAAATGTAGCATTCTGTCCGTATGGAGATTTTATTGCATGAACCAAATCAATCAGACCATCACCTTGAAGCGTTGATGCGTGTCCTGTTACTGTTGTGCCAACAGATGAATTTGTTATAAACCCTTCTGGTTGTCCAACTGATGAACCTGTCACAAAAGCAGTTCCTTCTGCTTTACCTAACTGGTCAGCAAATTCAGTCTGCATCTCTGATTCAAGATTAAATGCCGAGTCCTCTAGCATCTGCTCAGAAATATCCACCAAAGCATACAATTCATGCGTTGGGATTTGCTCCAACTTTGTTGTGTATCCTGTAGTTTCAGAACGTGTGCCTGATTCAGCAACCCATGAGGCTGAGAATGTGGCTGTTCTGCTTGGTATTTCGATTGCTTTTGATGTAGTGGTACGCACTCTAGCAATACTTCTCATTGGCGAAATTTCGGTCAATGTCTTGATAAGTTCACGCACATACTCATTAGGTGCAAGATAACCGGCCGCAGAACTATCACCCACAGTAAGGGCTTTCACTTCGTCTGCGTCCATTGCATCTTTACCTTTTCTAAGGTAGCTATCAAAAGCCTTAGTAGTCATGTCAACAGACTTTGCTTCCATTCCTGCTTCTGGTCTTTTAAGCATTGTTTCTAAATGCTCTAGCTTTTCATTAACCTGCTCCATGCTTTTCTTTTGCAACGTCACTTCTTGGTTAATATCTTCATGATTGTCGAGGGTTGCTTCAATTTTCTTGATTTTGTCCTCAACGAGAGGGTCTACTGAACCCTTTTTTTCTAGTTCTGCTATTTTAAGGTCATTGGTGGCTTTGAACTCCTCAAAAGCCTTTGCCATGCCCTCAACAGCAGATTTGACTTCTTCAGTCATATCTAGTTCTCCTTGATAATTGAGGTTAAGTTTTTAATTGCGTTAATCGCACTCTGCTCCTCGCCAACATCTCGCTGAGATAAAGCCTTGTAAACGGCACTTGCCGCCATTTTTGATTCCTTCCTAGATAAGCCGCTTTCATCTCGAAAGAAACCTTCCCAGTCACGAACCGTTCTTTCGTCACTTTTCACCGCAGATATTCTTGCTCTTTGGTTCATAGGAAAAGTAACTGCCGAAATTTCCATTAAATCTACTTCTTTTAATAAACGCCTTCTGCGTCTATCATCATATTCTTGTCCTTTTGGGTTTACCCTATAACCTATAGACAAACCATCTATAGCACCCATCTTCATTAATTCATAAACTTCTCGGCCTCGCTGAGTTCCCATAGCCAACCGACCTTTAACCTTTAAGCCTTTTGGGTCTTCTATTATTTCTTCAAATACCCCAATAGGCTCATCTGCCTTGTGCTGATACAGGAGTTTTACACCTTTTGCCCCTTTTGATGCGATTGATTTGGCAAACGCACCCTCAACCATTACATCATTTCCTAAATCTTTATTGCCAAATATTGACCCATACCCTGAGAAATACCCTTTTTCATCTTCCTCATAGGCTTTTATCTCTGCTTTGATGTCGATAGAACTTGTTTCAAATTCTTCAGTCACCTGTATCTCCTTCTTATCATTGTAACTGCTAAGACATACGGCAACCCTCTGGTCACTATCTGGGTACTCAGCCAACATGGTCGTATTGTCCATGCATCTTGCCATGAAATTTGACTCTGTTTCATTGGCATTAGGTTTAGGTATTGGCATTATAACCTCTATATTTTGTACACCATAATATTTTTTTTATCAATACACAACTATTTTCCTTTTACCTGTTGACATATGTAAACCACATCTATAAAGTGATTCGTATAACGCAAATTAACAAGGAAACAAAAATGACTTTAATTATGCATATAGAAGAACCCATTATAGATTATTGTGGTGGTTGTCAGCCTCTAGGACAATCTGAGTTGGGTGTAAAACGTCACAGAAATATACCCTTAGACGTTAGATGGGTAAGAGCATTTTTAGATGGATACACCGAACCTCGCTTTATCAAAATTTGTGCTGATTGCTTATTTGATGCACACACTCAAACCAAAGAAGATATACAAATCTTCAAAGATGGTAACAAGTGGATACCTGAGAAAAGCAACATGATGTTTTGGGATAGCAAAGTGGGAGAGAGCAATGGATAAGCAACTCATAAATCGAGAGGATATTCCTAACCTCAAGAAACAGGGTTTTGATGATGAAACTATTAAGCAACTTTTTATCATAGCACCCAAAAAGCGTGAAACTAAATTCACACAAGAATGCGTAAGAACAAAGGCTTTACAGGCTATGAATGTTTTAGCCTCTTTATCAAAGTCAGAAAGAGATAGAGTTCTTAGGCATTGTCTTAAACTTAACCAACTTTAAAAAGGGGGGGAAACCCCCCACAACACAAAGGAGAATAATTATGAATAAAGAATGGTTTAGAATGTGGTTTCAAGATGGCGATGGTGGATATGGAAAAGCCATACATGGTCGCAGAGAATTAAGAGACTTGGCAAAGCAATATGATTTTAATGCTGACGAGGTAATCAAAGATGGCAAAACTGAAATGCTTGACCAATTTGGTGAGGTGGTTGGTGGTGTAACAAAGGAGAATACTTTTGGTAGTGGGTTTTTAGAATTGGTGGATAATAATGTCTAATCCTACTGTAACCAAATGGCCTGTTAAAAATACACAACCTAATTTAAAGCAATTACAGGAAGCCGTTGGAGGGCTTTTTCAAATTATGCCTGATTGCTATGTAACTAAACCTAACATTCAAGTGATTATAAATGAAGAAGCGTTGTTACATGGTCTTGCTCAAAATCTTCAAGCCTTAGAATATTGCTCATATCCTATATTTGGTAATGTTCTTATTCTAACAGGTAAGCAAAGATTAACCTAAAATAGGGGGTACTTATACCCCATAGAAACTATTTAGCCCCCCTGTATGGCGAAATTTGGGGGGCTTTTTTTATAATAAATAAAGATAATCTAGTAATTTAGGGGATTCCGTTGCGTATGCTCGTTCTATTGGGTCTTTTATTTTTCCTGCAAGTTTAAATAATTCTTTGGCTTCTTCCTCTGTATACGTTTTTTTTTCCTGTAATTCTTCTAATCTTTCACGTTCCTTCTCTAGCATCTGCTACCAACCTTTCTATTAGTGTTGTGAATTTAGGGTCTACTAAATCTTTTCTGTTATTGAAATATGCTGAAAAGTTTTCTGCAAACCACTCAACATTTTCTGATTCACCATATTTTGTAGGTGACCCCTCTTTTCTTGTTTTTGGTTTTAATATTGTTTTCATTTCTTTTTCTACAGGTGGGTTTAATAAATCCTCAATATTTTTTACTCCTGTTTGCTGATGAACTAAATGAGCAAATTCATGGTAAGCTAAGGCTCGCATTTTGTCTGCTTTATCTGGTAAATATGCCTCAAGTACATACGCTTTCCTTTTAGGGTCATCTCCCCTTGTCCATGTGTTTGGTTTCATCTCTGTTCTAGTAAGCATTGTTTTTAAATATGAGTGCTTTAAATATAAAACACCATCTCCCATTCTTGCCGCCGCCCTATCTCTTTTTCGCACACTAACAATACTTCTCACTTTTGGTACGTTAAATAGTTCGGCTAAAGTGTCTATTTCTTTTTGAATTTGTACCATGACAGATGCAGTTTCAGAATTAAATGACCTTGCCCCTCCTTCATCCATCACTTTTCCAAACATCTCATCAGCCCCATAAGGTTTACTATAACGAGATGCCATTCCCTGATTGCCTCGTCTTACCCAACGTAAGTCCTCTGCTGACTCAGCAACTTTATCGCCCATAATGTCTAAGGCTTCTTTTTTGCTATACTGTTTGATACTGTTTAGCTTAACCTTTGTTAGTGCTACAGTGTTAAAGTCTTTAAGTAACACTAGAGGGTCAGGCATACCATCTGCATTTATAGGTGGTGTTTTATCAATCACCTCTGTTGTATCATCAACTATCACATCATCTGGGTCTAGGTATAGAGTGACGCATCTACAGTTTATGGTGTTTACTGCTCCACCTTTTGGGTCACCTGTGTAATCCATTTTATAACTGATACCCTTTACTGTAACTGTGAAAGGTTCATCTTTACCCACCTCAGTACCATTTAGGGCAACGTGCCAAGACCTAGTTCTTGCATCTGCTACTGATACCCACCTTTTTATCTGGTTTGGTATGCCTAAAGATGCGTTGACCCTATCGTTTGCATAACTAGCCGCACTATGGGTTTCCGTTCTTGATATTGTTTGGCTTCGTAATTTACTAAATGACCCATCCATCTTTTCAAAGATGTTTTTACCTATGGCTTGTACCCCTAACCCTTCAACAGCACCTTTTGATATAACCTTATTAATGGCTTTCATTGTCGTGTTGTTTATCTGGGTGATGCGTGTGCCACCCACAGTATTCATATATTCTCTAATAAGTATTTCAAACTGTGAGTCCTGCTTGCGATTTCTAAGCACTCTCGTTCCAAAGGCATCTATAACTGCCCTGTAATGCGACTCTAATACGTCACGCAGTTTTCTTTCGCTCTGACGACTTGTTTCAACGAGCCTACCCAATTGCTCATATTCTTTTCTTGCAAGCCTTCCTGTGGCTTTAAATCCACTCTGAAGCTGTCTTACTAGCTTCCTTTCAAACCCATTACGCAATCTGTTTTGCTCAAGGAGTTCTTTTCTTGCGGCTATTCTTATTCTGTTCTGTTTGTACTGTAGTTGTGCCATGTGATTTGTTTGCTATATAATCCAACCATTCTTTTGCCATATCATAACAATAAAACTCCTCACAAAACATACACCTCAACTTGTTATCAACTACTTTCATATTGTGCCTACACACAGGACAGTTATTCAATAGTTACTTTTTGCTTTTAAGTGGATGACCTTCTGGTAATAAATCCTTATCAAATTGACCACTTCGGAATCTTCCGTTGCGTACTGCGTATAAAAAAGCATTTACTCTAGCTAATGCCCACTGGTCTGGAGATGTAACGCTAGGTCTAACACTCTGTGGGTTAGTGTTATAAGCCCCTACACCCCTCCGAAAAACTGCTTCTAACATTCTCTGGGTTACTTTTTTTCCTTTTTTATCTCCATGTTCTTCGTTATGGTCTTTGACTTTATTCGCAATAGCCTTTTTAATCTTTTCAGATACTTCTGCCTTGCTATCGTTAAAACTTTTTTCTCTTTCTTTGTCGAGTCTTGCTGTTTTTCGTCTTGACCATGTTTGTCCTGCATCTCCACCCCATAAAGCCCATGCTATTCGTCCTGCTGATGGATACCCCTTTTCGCCCTGTCTAAACCCTTCGGCTCGTTTATCTACTTCATGTCTGGAGAAAAAACTGTGCATCCTTCTTACTGTTTTTGGCGATAGTGACTTTTTTGCTACTAATTGGTTTGCTCTTGCTACACCTACTGCTGTGCCACCCCTGTTAAACTCTTTTCGCCAAAGTAACCCCCTTTTGGCTTCTTCTGCCATTCCATCTGTGGGTGTTGTATCAACGTCTGCCTCTGCTTTTGACGTTTCCTCTTCGCCAGTTGTTAACCTTTCATAATCTTCATGGCTTTCACAGGGCATATATACAATACCTTGCTCTGTGTTATGACTATGTGTGCCTATACAACCTATTTGGTTTGCTCTCGCTTCTGCTTCTGCTTCTGTCGAGAAAACATCTTTTTCAATTTCTTCCTTAAATTCGTCAAAATCATACGCATCTTTGCCATCATCTTCTGCCTCCTTTCCCTCTGCAGGTGCTATTTCTGTTGAGCCTAATGGGAAAAGGTTAGCCGCTATAAATACATCATCACCACCACTAATAGGCTCTAGTCCTAATCTTTCCCTTGCCTCATTTCTACTAATAATGCCCTCCCTAACGGCTTGTGTTACGTTCTCATATATCATTTTTCTACGTTCCGTCATTGCAGGGATTGCTTCAAAATCGTATTTAATACTTATGTCCTCGCCAAATGATGGGCTAATCCATTCGTTCATATCGCTCTCTATACGTTTTGCAAGGGGGATAATTGTTTCTTCATATAGAGCCAATCTTGCTTCCTGCACATTGGAATATGTCTGGGCATCTGGAATGCCTATCAATTGACTAGGAACACCGAAACAGAGTGCTATGTCTTTAGCCGCAACATGCTTACTCTGTAAATAATCCATATCTTTAGGGCTTAACCCCATTTCACGCCAATCAAAATCACCTTCCAACAACATGGGTCGACCTGAGTTTTGTGGGCTTGAGTATCGTAATTGTAAATCCTCATTAAGTGATTGTCTTTGACCATCCGTCAATTGCATGGCTACACCTCTGTCATCTTTGGGCTTAAATATAATCGCCCCTGATGGTCTTGCTCCGTTATTCAATAGGTTTAAATTGTGCTTGTTGACTGCGTTGTGATTATCAATATCAACTGCCCCTGCCATTATTGGGCTTAATCCATAGTAATCATCTAACGGATTCCATAGTTTTATATGTTTTAAATCGCTTTGACCTGTAATTGGGTCTGGGTCATACGTCCTGACAACAGTTCCTTGTACCATATATTCATAGCTTTTTGGGATTAATGTCTTGCTAGGCTGTATTCTAATTCTATCTGGTCGTAATAAAAACAACTCTCTTGGCTGTCCGTTAATATCATTTCGTATTGGATATGCGTTGCCTGATAGTAAAAGAAAAGAATATAGGGCTTGAAAGAACTCTACACCCTCCTGCATGGGGTTAGGTCTGCGTAATAACCCTAATATTGGGTGGTCATCTAACTCTATATCCCCTTGAAATGCTTTAAATGGTATAGATGCCGCACCATTAGCTATTTCATTGACACATCTATAAACTATTGCGTTTTGTCTATACCCTTCTTCAGCATAGCTTTCATAGTTATCTCGTCTGTAATATGATGAGCCTGTCACGTTCATCATCACCTGTGGATACTGTTTTGTTTGTATTGTTCTTGTAAAAAGGTTTGCTATTCGTTCTCTAAATGTCGGCATTAACTAATTCTCCAATAAGCTGACCCTATGGTATCGCTCAATTCTGTCAATGCCCACACTAAGGCATCCAATCTATCAGGGCTTGTTTTTGCTTCTGGAGTATATGAACACATTTGTTCCTCTAACTCACTAAACACCCCTATATGACTGACCCTTTCTTGTTCATAAAGAGCCGCAATAGGTTCTGCCCTCATCATCTTGCCCCTACTAGCCCTTACAGGTGTATAGGGTACTTTGCTGTCAATGGTTCGGATCAGTCTTTCAACTAAGTCACCACCATTGTTCACTTCAGCAACAATTCTATCAGCATTTAATTCATAAAACAACCTTATAGCTGTCCTTGCCCAATCGTCAGGCGAATATTTACCAGATTTATCCTCTAAAACATAGTATTTATTCGCACTTCGCCCACAAACAACTATCCCTGTTTCGTCCGAGTTTTCAGTATTTGTAACAGCAGGGTCTATTGCTACTACTATTCTTTCAAGGTCAGGCATTTCTTCACGCTTTATTCTACGTTCTTCAATCATATTATAAGACCACAATGCCCCTTCGATATCTGTAAGCACCTCTGCATATAATTCCTGTCTGCCTAATCGTGTGTTTGCATAGCGTTCTTTTAATGTTTCTAATGCTGAAGATGCTAGATTTGCTTCGTTTTCAAACGTATGACCTGTTGTTATATGTACATCTTTACGTTTAAGCAGGTCTGTAATTATTTTTGTAGGTCTAGGTGTAGTTGTTATAACGCATTGTGGGTTTTCTCCTAAACGTAACCCAAACATCAACTGGTCAAAGGTTTCTGGGTATTGCCATGCGGCTAATTCATCACACCACGCTCTGTGAAATTGTGACCCCCTTAATCTGTTGGGTTCTGTAGCTGAGAAGCCTACTATTTTTGAGCCATTAAACAAAATTATCTCCGACCTGCTTACTGAGTACCCTACCTCTGACGTTCCTTCTGCGAAACATTCTTCAGGTATTATACTCATTAAACCACTTACACCACCAAAGCAAACCCTTCTTAAATCACCAAATGTAGGTGCTACAACGGCTATTAAACTATTTGGGTGGTTAAATGCGTATGTAATAACATCTTCTGCCCCTGTGCGTGTTTTACCCCAACCTCGCCCTGCAAGTATAAGCCATATATTAAAGTCCTCCTGTGGAGTGAATTGTTTTCCTCGACCTTGAGCCGCCCATTTAATGCAGGTTTGAAGTGCTTTCTGCTTTGGTTCGCTCTCCTTTAATTTTGTCGAGAAATTCAAGAGCTTCTCTGAATACTTCGTCTGTGTCTGTAACTGTTTCAATATGTAGGTTCTCTGTTGATTCACCAAGTGCTAGTTTAGTCATCTTTTGAATTTTTAAAGATGCAGATGCTAAGTTGTCAATCTGATGTGCTGACATCTGTTCTTTTGTTTTGACGTTAATCATGACCTTATTTAATAGTGCCTTTGCAACATTTAATATTCTATCGTCTATCTCTACCCCTTGTTTAGATAGTTTTTCCTTCTTTTTTCTACTTATTTCTTGCTGAAATTCGTATGCATACTTCTGTTGTTGTTCTTTCCAATTACCCTTGTTAGCTATTTTATAAAGGGTGTGTCGGCTAATTTCAAACTTTTCTGACGTTTCTTCCATTGATGGGAGCGTCAAAACACCTTCCTCGTTTACAAAACCATGAATATAATAATCAGCCATAGCCCTTCTTTCAGCTTCGGTTGTCATTCTATATTTTTGACCTTTTTTCGCCATTTATTTCACTTTGTTGTTAAATTAATTATGGAGCGTGTAGGTAAGTGTCGCACTTCCGCTGTGCTAATTGGTTATCAGCCATCGCCTGCTTTACACGCTTGGGATAAGGTTTTGCTAACTTTTGTATTCTTTGTTTAATTTCTTTATCTAATGGCATTAAATATCTATGCTTTTTTGCTTCTTTTACTTGTATTGTATTAGGGTCAATATTTTTTTGCAACCATTCTAAATTATACACCCAATTTTTTCTTCTTGTTCTTGAATGGACTTTTTTTCCATAAATAATAAATCCGTTATCTGCGTTGTAGCTTCCTGTATATATCCAATTACCTGCCTGATAAATTGACCCTATATGACCTTGACCCATTTCGTCAGCAAATGAAATAACTAATCTAATTCCTTGATTCTTTTTTTTCATCATTTTAATAGCAATAGCTACCATTTTAGATACAGGTGTTTCATGGTCTTTAAGTGCTATTCTTACTAATTCAGCAACTTCACCTCTCCTCGCTAAACCATATTTTTCCCCTCTTGTTGATTGACCTGCCCCTATTCCAAATAATATAACACCTTTAAATTGTTTTCTTTCCCAAACACCTATTTTAGTTTGTACATTAGGCATTTTTCCTGAGTAATGCCATTTTTCGCAAGCATATTTAGCCGCTTTAGATGTAGCCCAATTAAGTTCAAGCAATTTTATGCTCTACTGGGTCAAATATAAAGTCACACTTAGGACATTTACATCTTGTTTGATTATCTAAGCCACCTTGTTCATCTTCTGACCCTATTTCAAATTCTGGTTCAAAAAAAATGTCTGTTATTTCTTCTAACGAAAATCCTGTAAGCTCAACATTAAAATCAATGTCTTTTAATTCTTTAAGTTCTACCTTTAATAACTCTTCATCCCACCCTGCATTTAACGCTAGTTTATTATCAGCAATAATAAACGCTTTTTTTTGGGCTTCTGTTAAATAATCCAATGTAATGCAGGGCACTTCACTTAAACCCATGCGTTGAGCCGCCATTACTCTTCCATGCCCTGCTATGATTACTTTTTCTGAATCAATTAATACAGGATTTGTAAATCCAAATTCCTTAATCGAACCACATATCTGTGCCACCTGTTCGTCACTATGCGTTCTCGCATTTCGAACATATGGAATTAAAACATCTGTCTTAACTTTTTCAATTTCCATTTCATGCCTTTAAAATAGGGGGAAGGTCACTATCGAGCAGATAAAAACAGGCGACTGTTTTGACCTTCTCCCCTATCAACACAAATTAACTTGTCAATGTCCTTTGACAGGGAGAATAAACAAGTGTGTGTAGTTTAGTATTTTTTTGTACAATGGTCAACTATTCATATAAATGAGTGCTAAGATTATAGTCAAAGTACACTTCACCTATTGAACCATATAACCCCTGCTCCCTTACCTTTCTAGTAATTACTCTGGTCTGATGTGTTTCAAAATCCCTGTGAACTACTAAACCAACGTCACACATATTATTCCAATGAGCCGCACCACTTATATCGTAAAGTGTTGGAGGTGGTATTATTCCATCTTGGTTTCTTTGCATTTTCGCAGGGTGGGCAACCATCCACATTGCCAGTTCATGTGACCTTGTGAACTTTTTACACTTACTAATTAAATCCCTAATGTGCTCATCTTCTCGCTTATTGTTTTCTCTGCTTGAGGATATTTCATTGTAAGGGTCTATCACTACCCCTTGAACTCCATGCCTTAGACAAGAGGCTTTTACTTTATGTAATATCCAATCAATATCAGGTACTGTATCGTCACTCTCAATGAAGAAAAAATGGTCGTTTAAAAACTTTAGTGTCTGTTTCAATGTGTCCTCTGACATTCTTTCAGTAACACCCCTATCAAATGGCTGACCTACAACCTTCTCTGCTAACCTCCTAATGTGCATAGCTGTTGAATGTTCTGGAGAAAATATTGCAAATTTCCAATTATGTTTTTTCGCCATATTCACAATAACATGGTCTAAAAAGTTTGACTTTCCATGATTGGGAACACCTGTAACAACTGTAAATGTTGAAGGCATCACAGTATATAATGAGTCGAGTTTTAAAAACCCTGTGGAAAACGTCTTTTTAGTTTCCTCTCTGTATATTTGGAAAACTTCTTTCTGATAATCCGTAACCGAATACAACCCATCAATCGGATGTGGGCTTGCTAATTCTACCCACAATTCTATGGCTCTAACACCTATTCCAACTAATAATTCATTTGCATCTTTGTATCCATGCTGATGCGAAACTAACCAAGTCCTATCTTTTCCAAACCTATGTATTAATTCTAGTTTTAAGCCCTCACCTGCTTCATCATTATCAACTGCCAGAATAACTTTTTCAGCATCATTCAACCAACTGCATGACCTCAAGGCTTGAAACCTTTTATCATTATCATCATATTTTGGAGTTTTAGTTGCCCCATCTGGGAGCGATACCACATTAGAAAACCCTGCTTCATAGAAACTTAAAACATCCATTTCCCCTTCAACAAAAATAATTGTTTTGGATTCTTTAAATGACTCATAAGCCCTATCCATATTATAAAGAGTTCTTTCTGAATCTTTTTCCTGCCTAAACTTTTTATCTCTGGTTCTGTATTTGACGTTTACTAATTCGCCTTCCTTATAATATGGGAAAGCAATACAACCCTCTTTACCTTGCCCAAAACTATATTCCGATTTAAATATTCCAAAATCATCTACAGTCTTTTTACTTATCCCTCTCTGTTGAAAATACTCATAGATATTGTCATCTGGGTTTTTTCGGATAGGATTTTGTGGTCTAATAATCGTTCTTACAGGCTTATCTTCACCATAGCCCCCTTTAAACCCACAATGATGACAATTCCATAACCCACTATCTATTCCTACCTTTACAGATAAACATGGGTCTGTTTTATTTGTTCTGTTGTGGCTACACTGTGGGCAAGTTGTTTTATGATCGCCAACTCTATAACTTCTAAGTTTTATTCCTGCTTCTCTTAATTTATCCATTTTATCCTGCCAATCTATTTAAATTTGTGTTGTTTTCTTCTTTAGTTACTGTTTCCCATCTTTCCTGTCGTAACCATGTAACAGGATATGGAATAAATTTTACATCTGTGTGATGATTTAGTCTAAAAATATCTGTCGCTTTGTAAATAGTGCTATAATCTTCTTTTTGTAATACCTTTTGAAATACTTTAAATGCCTCTTTCTTAGAACCTGCTTTTCTAGGATATAACTCCCACCACTCTGAAAATTGATTAGTATAGGGGGTGTCTTTTTTGTCACCCCTTATATTATTATTATTTAATGTATCCTCTTTAGGATAGGGTGTTGTTTCTGTCACTCCCCCACTGTCGATATTGTCACCCCCTACAGTATAGAGATTAGACGTTTGACCTTTCTCATTAAATCTAGGCATCTTTTGAATAAACCCACTTTCTTCTAGTTCTTTTAACGCTCTTATAACTGTCCTGTACTGACAACATGACTGTCTGGATATTGTAGAAATAGAAGGGTACGATTGATTGTTTTCATTTGAATAGTTTGCCAAAACAAATAAAACGGCTTTTTGTGTAGCGTTTTTTGTCTGACATTTCAAAGCGTAATTAATAGCTTCTATGCTCATTGTATTCTCCTAAAATTTGTGTGAATCGACTTTAATACAATACGATTAAAAAAGTCAAATTTATTTTCTGGATGCCCAAGACGTAAAACCCATATAAGCCCCAACAACTGAACAAAGACTAATATAAAACAAATCTGATATTTTTATTATCTGTGCTATGCGTTCATCTGGTACAAAAGGCATAAACAAGAGCAAAGTATATATTCCTATTGCTATAAGGGAATATCTTGCTAACCTTAACTGTGCTAAGTGCTTTCTGCTTTTATCCTCAAACTCTCTTATTTCTTTGGCTTTATTAATCTCATCATCTGTGACTATGCCGTCATTATCTAGGTCGTAGGGTTCTAGCTTACTGTTTTCTTCTAACTGTTTCATTTAAAAGCCTCTTTCATTGCGTTTAACATATCTTTAATACTGGGTGGTTTTTCTTTGGGGTCATACTTACATACAACTTCTTTTGGACATAACCTATAACTGTCCACAAGTTCAAGAAATCCACTACCATTTGCTCCTTCGTATAAACACCACCACGCATGGGCATCTCTGCCGTTGGCATTTTGATGTGCTTTTTCTACTTTTTTTAATCGACATATTGTCAAATCACCATTCTCTAAACTAGGTTGATAATAATGCTCATGAGCTGTCAACAAGCCAGAGAGCGTAAGCAAGACCAATAAGCAAAGCAAGACCAATGCTGAAGGTAATAGTAAGGACAGTCCACATAATAATTTTTTCTTTGCGTTCTTGAGCTTCATATATTTCTTTCTGTCTACGCTTACGGATTTGTCCTTCCATTTGGATTAGCTCATCCCATGCTTTTGTGCCATGAGTGAACATTATGAAGGTTTTGAGTTCATCTCGTTGCTGTGCCAATTTTTTTTTAGCGGCAAATGCCTCGATAGCTTCCTGCTCAATGGACTGACCATTAAACATTTTTTGAAACATTGATGGGTTTTTGGCTCGTTTCTCAATATTCCCAACATCTGAAACTGCTCCCATCCACCTTGACAAATCGGAGGTCATACTTTCCAGTTCACGCCCTGCTAAAAATGCTTTTTTAATTCCACCAAAAGCCGCAGTAGCCGTTGATATAGCCGCAGAAATTGTAAGTGGGTCTATTGGTACATTCCTCAACCCAAATGGGCTATGTTAGTCTTATGACTAGATTTCAGTTATTATAACAGGTGGCTCTTGTGCTTCCAATATCTTTTTTTTCAAACGATATAAAGGAGTCTTTGTTGCTTCTGATTTAACATCTTCAACTATCCACTCATTTTCTGAAGGTGACCAATATTTGAAATCTCCTACATATGTTGCCACTCTTTTACCATTAATCATCAAGGGAAATCTGGGTTGTGTTTCCAAGTGCATAATATGGTGTGCTATTTCAAGCAATTTTAAATCGCTATATCTTGCGGCTTCTTTCTTGGAATCAAAAGTAATTCCATCTACAACTGTTTTTATATTTCTATATTTATTCATTTTTTTATTGATTTATGGTTTATTATAGTTTATCTATGTTTATACACAAATTATTATATAATTATTATAGGAGAATATAATGAGAAATAAAAGCGTTTTTGAAAAATATAATATAGAGCATTTAAGTGCTAGTAGTATTAATCAATTTGTTCATGACCCCTCATATTGGGTTTTCAAGGTCATGGGTCGGAATGACTTAGTGCCGTTTGACAACTCAGTTGGAATTTCTGCTCATGTCGGAACGGCTGTGCATAGAGCATTACAAAAGAATTTAGATGGGCATATGTACGACAACCCTGCACCATACGAGTTAAGAGAGTTACTAAAATATGAATGGCTTGAGGACAAAAAACAAATAGAAGAAAATAACAAAAGCCCTTTTAAAGCAAATGATTGTGGTTTTGAAGAAAAACAAATAGCCCTAGCAGAACGAAACTCAGAAAGAATGTGGTACAATGCATTTGAATATTATTTTTCTCGGAGTCTTACAGAGCCTTTAGCTATTGAACGTAAAATAGAAGCCTTTCTTGGCGATGTTCCTATTCCTTTTATTGGATACTTAGATTTTGAATATAAAGACATGGTTAGGGATTTAAAAACAGGTGGTAGAAAAGTTCGTACACCTACTAATGACCATCAAAGGCAAGCGGCTATATATCGTGAAGTAACTAACAAACCTGTTTTTTTTGATTACGTTACTCCAACAGAGTCTAGCCCACATCAAGCGATTAAGATGGATGTATATGAGCCATATCACAATGTGCCATACATAGACCATGTTTTACAAATCGCAAAGCAGATGGAAACCTATTTAAGTTTCTCAAATGATATATTTGAGGTTTTTGCCCAGAAAATGCCATATTTCGACCACATGTATTTATGGTCTGAGGCAAACAAAAAAGCCGCTTCACAGTTATTAGGTGGCACAACACAAATTAAAGGAGAGTAAAATGACTGCACCAAAAGAACCTAAACCCAAAAAACTAGAGTGGGATTTTAATACACTTTATAATATTGCTATTGATGACGCTGACGTTGATAAGCGTGAACAAAGTGGGAAAAAGGGAACTTACTATTTATATTATTTAAAATGGTCTGTAGCTTGGCGACAATTATTACAAGTTTATCCTCACGCTACATATAGATTTGAACGATTTATTGTTAATGAAACTCCACAAGATTGCCAGTATCACATAGACAATACAGCAACAGTTCATTGTACTGTAAGTATAGGAGATAAACATCAAGAGATGTGGTTGCCTGTTATGAATTACCAAAATAACGCAATCAAAAATCCAGATGCTAGAGATATTAGTGACACAAAAATGAGGTGTTTGGTAAAGTGTATTGCAATGCTTGGACTTGGAATGAGTCTTTATGAAGGCAAATGGAAACCTAAAGAAGAGGTTGTGAGTTCTGGTAAAGTTTACAAACAAGAGTTTACAGGTTCTGATGTAAAGAAGGGTGACCACATTAAACCACAGTGGCGAGACACACCACCATCACAGCCAAAGGGGTTTTAATTATGAAAGGTCAATTAAGAGTATTGGATTATCTCAAAAACAATCCTAGAGGACTAACACAGAATGAAGCAAAGGACTTGTTCGGTATTAGTAAACTAAGCACACCAATTCACCGACTTCGAGAAAACCATATTATAGATGGTGAATATCAGAAATCAAAAAACAAGTTTGGTGAACCAGTAAAATTTAAAAGATATTTTTATAGAGGAGAAATAAATGGAGAATGATAAAGACTTCCCCAACAAACTTTTTAAAACAGAATATTGGAATGGCATTGTAGAAATTGATGAAGACTCTTTGCAATATTTGAAACGCAAAATTGAAAACATGAATCAGACTGCAAAACTACAAGCACGATTGTATCCAAGAACTTCTAAAAATGGAACTGACTATCTAGCAGTAAAATTTAAACCCTATGAAGCGATACCAGAATAAAAAGCATCTGATGTGGGTTTCAGAACAACCCTGCTGTTTATCGGCACACTTTCCTGCATTGTGTGAAGGTTACATACAAGCTCACCATCTCCTTAAACCCTTTGAGGGGTTTCGGGGGGTGGGCTTACGAGCCAACGACAAGAACGTAATTCCTATGTGTTACAAACATCACTATTTGTTACACAAAAGAGGAAATGAATTTGCGTATTTTAAAGAAGCGACAGGAGATGAATTGTTTGGTCAAAAGATAGCAAAATATTTATGGGAGAACTCGCCACATGATAGATGAAAAAGATGTAGAAAAAGCTGTTGATTACCTGCGTGACTCGTCCAACGAGGCGGCTGTTGCAACGGCTAATAGAAAATATTTAGATGAATTTAGAAAGTCTTTAAAGTCTTTAATAATGCAAGAACATTTAGATAAACCTGTAACTGCTCAAGAGCGTGAAGCCTACGCAGATGAACGCTATCAAAAGCATTTGGGTGCGTTAAGAAATGCTATCCATTTAGATGAACAACACAAGTTCAAACGACAAGCGGCTGAAGCTAAAATAATGGCATGGCAAACGCAAAGTGCAAATATGAGAGCAACTAAAATATGAAAAAACTATTATCAGCATTGGAAGCAGGTCAATATTTAGGTGTTGGCAGGTCTACTTTTCTTAAACTTGCTAAAGAAAAACAATTAATTTCTTTGCGAATTGGAAAAAAGCGAGTACTGTGGGATGTGTCTGATTTGGATACTTTCATAGAAAATGAAAAAACAAGTCAGAATAACCTCCCTGTTA